ACAACCCAACCAACACACATACTGATAATTCCAGCATTACGATTATGCTTTCGTATGGCATCATCGATCATCTCCTGTACTTCTTCTTTTGTTACATGGTTAGGTGGTTCTATACCATTACCCCAGTTTTTAAACATTGATTTTCTCCATAGCAAGTTGTAGTTCTCTGGAGTGGTCTAACTCATCATTCAAGATCTCAAGGATCTTGGCGTCCTGCCCATTTAGAGCGAGGAACTTGGCATAAGTTTCTGCTGCATGAATCTCTACCTCATAGGAGAGATGGTAAGCAGACACAGGAGCCAACCAATAATAAACCACGTTAACCCAATAGTAGATAAGAACGAGATGCTTGGCAACAAAGCGGTCAATAAAATAACGGTTACCACCCCGACTTTCCATATATTCCAGATGTTCTGTTTCATTGACTGACTGCTCGAAGTGCTGTTTCATCAAATATAAATGTTCTGGTCCACGTAGTCCCATGCTTTCTCTGAAATGCAGTACACTAAGGAACGCAAAATATGGTGCCCGAGCAATTTCCTCAAGCACCCAGAATCTAGGATAGTCTCGACCTCTGTATAAGAAGTCGAGAACTGCCACAGTGATGTCTAAGACAACTGTGTTAAATTGTTTCATTCTACATGTACCGTGCCGATCATGCCTGCACCTTTATGAGGACCACACCAGTATTCATAGTCACCTGCATCTGCAAATGTGATGTCTTGTGACTCACCAGGAGCAAACATTAGTGACTCTCTGGATAGATCAGGGCGACCCTCCACAATAATATTGTGTGGTGGCAGCATGTTGTTTTCAAAGTGAACTGTATCTCCTGCAGAAATTGTAATCTCTGCTGGATCAAAAACTAGGTTCCCGTTAGAACCCATAATTACATCAACTGCCCACGCTGGAGCTGCTAGGAATAGTGTTGCTAGAAATGCGAATAGAATCTTCATTGTCCGCCGAATAGTTATCTTGATACGCTCTGAGTTTGTTAATCAAGTCATCATATTGTTCCCACATGTATTCGCTTCCTGTCTTATCTTGGTAGAGTTTACAGGCAGTGATAAGGCGTGAGATGTCAGTGTCGTTTAAACGCATTTTCAGTTCAAAACTCATAACTAATTATAGTTTCAGTAGGTAATTATTCGTTATCTTAACAATGTTTTTATAAGTATGTCAGCAATTCCACGCACGTAGAGATTTGTTGATACGACTGTCTTTATCGTTAGCGGTCTTTTTGGAAGTTAGTTTCTTTTTCATCCCTTTCATTCGAGCGCAGAATGATGCCCTACGGGGATTTCCAACCTTCTTGCTTGGTGCTTTAAGGTCGCTTCCAGGATTCTCTCTTTCGTAAGATTTACGTCCCTTCTCATTAAGACCTCCAGACTTTTTCTTGCCTTCCTTTCTGGTCCAGGCTGCTTCTTCGAGTTCAAAACTTTCTTTGGCAGTCCTCGCCGCCTTTTTGAAAGCATCCTTAGCGGGGTAGTCCTTACTACCTGGTTTCGCTGGTGCTTCTCCTCTCTTTCGTTTAGCGTGGATATTTGCGTAGAGACCGCGCTTTGCCTCACAGAGTTCTTTAAATTCTTTATAATCTCTCATGATAACCGACGAGGGTTTACGGATATATTTATCTTTTTCCTCCACCCATTTCCTTAAGCATCTTCTGTAATTCTGCGGTAGAACCTACGAACATTGCATTATTAGTTACGGAACTTGGACCTTTCTTCTGCTCGGCATCGAGATCTTTCATCTTCTTCTGAAGATCCACCAATTTATCAGTCATGTCTGCGACGTGCTTCATTGCCGCTACAGCGACCTCGTATGCTCTAGGGTGCCCTGACTCCTGTGCGACCTCTAAAGCGCCTTGTACCGCCTCCTGACCCTTGTCTATGAGGCTGTATAGTTCTCCACGTGTATATTCGTAGTCTTTTTGCTTATCTTCCTTGTCAACAGTGGGTGGCACTGGTTTGGATGGTTTAGATTCCTCAACAACCTCAGCACTGATGTTGAGCATATCTTCCATGTTTTCTTCTAGGCTACTCATAAGAATTCGATTCCTTCATTAAATCCAAAGTCATCACCAGCATCTAATAGTGCATCATCGTTTACATCGATGCTACCATCTGTATTGATATCTGTTTTTGCTTTAGGTGTATATGTTCTTGTAATTGTTCTACGGTTGACAGAAAGATCACCAAGAGTTTCATGAATGATTGCTTTCTTAATAACATCAGATGTGTTATATGGACCGTATAGATAGGACTTCATAGTGAAGCGTAAAGTATAGATGATATATCTACGCTCATAAAAACTATCGTCCCACTCATCCTCATGAGAAATATTGTTTAATACAATAGCAACATCTCTTTTCTCATTCATATCAGGAATCATATTAAGAGTCACTGAAAATGACGGTTGAAAATATGGTAAGATCTGCTCAGTAATTTGCAATGCATCATCCTGAGATTTAGCAATAACTCCCAATTCAAAGTTTAGATTATAAGGAACAGGAACATACTGAGTTCTGACCTCATTACCATTATCAGCAATGATCGTTTTGTATTTTTGAATTGGTGACGTTTTACGGGAAGAATCGTATTCAATTCCTGTCATCTCAAAGTAGAGACGTGGTAGGGTGATTGCAACTTTTCTGTTAGACTGGTTCTCTTCTAGACGAACTAGAAACTTCTGCTTAGGACCATATGCTAGAGGAACTTTAATTTCTTCCAGTACAGTACCGTCGCTAGGATCCGTACTCTTCATCGTTAGATTATTGAAGAGCGTACCAAACGCAATGATGTTCTTACGAACGATTGAATTATAAAAATGTGATCCTAACATTAGAAGCTACCTGTCTGATTACCATATTCACCGAATGGATTGCCTTCAGTCCAATCGATAATGTCATCCGCACTATCTTCGATCTGTCTATTTTGATCGTAGTTGCTGCTGACATTATTTAGAGTGTCAAATGTTTCAGGACTCCACTTAGCACCTGAAGTTAGACCAGTGACTACTTCAGCAGTAGTAAACGTTCCTGTTCTGTTGATGACTTCGAGAGCTCTAGTTGCGCTGTCCCAAGACTTGACTTCTGCTCTGTTATCTTTGGGGGAGTAATCAATTGTGACAGTAGGTGCAGAACTATAACCGCTCCCACCACTGGTGATAGTAATGCCGTTAACAATGCCAGTAGAACTAACCGTAGCAGTAGCTGTCGCACCTGTCCCGTCTCCTGTAATAGTTACTGATGGTGGTGTAGCAACCTTATAATGCGATCCACCGTCTGTGATTGTAATACCAGTAACAGCATCTCCCGTGAGAGTTGCAGTTGCTTTGGCAAGGAACTCGTCGCCAACAATTTCTTCACCCACAGCAAAGTCTCCTGTGCCGCCAGGATCCATGAATAGTTTGATGGCGTTATCAACTAGTTGTTCGATACTATCAATCTCCTCAACACCAGTCTCGAAGTCATCGCTGCCAACCTCATAGATCTCAGCAGTGATAGCATAGAATTGAATCTTACCAAACTGGAAGAATGGTTCTTCCTTTCCTACAAATTTAATTTCGTAAATATCTTTTGTTAGAGGGAAGTATAATAAGTCTCCCTCGTTAGGTCTACTATCGAGTGTGAGATTAGGATTATGTTCTGCTACTTCTTCATCCCACCTTCTAGTGGACACACGAAAAATTACTTCGTCTGTGATACGAAGACCGAACTTGCTGATGAACTCTGCGTTGTCTCCAAAACCTGTGACATTCTGCAGAAGCATCTCAATCTGAAACTGCTCCTGATACTTAGAATATCTTACCTCATCTAAAGTGCTGTCTGTTAAGACGACTCTAGGGATATAATATATATCTGTACCAAACAACTTGATTTGTTCATCCACAAGATCCTGTACGAGACCTTGTTCGCCACTGTGACCTTGATAGTATGTTGGAAAATAGGGACTGGTAGGCATTTTATCCGATCATATCCATAGGTGGAATTGCATACTTACTGAGAACTTCGCTTTCGATTTTCTCAATTTCTGCTAGTGCGTCTGTGTAGATCTCTCTACCATTGAGTGTAACACCGCCAGGAAGTTGGACGTTGTTATACTTAATCAAGTTCATACCCCACTGCTTCTTCATAAGAGCAGTAGCATACTTTTTAACAAAAGGATCATTATTCATTTCTGTGGCATCTGTAGGATCGATCATCCTGTGTGCCTCAATCAACAGATACTTATCTTCTGCAAGGAAGTCAGCATCCACGTCAAGATATAAACGATCACGACGCGCTGTAAATCTGAACTGTTGGAATGAACCATTGTTCAGAACCATATCTAGAGTTTCTAGATACTGCTTAGTCATAAAATAATTGAGAATATCAAGTGATCCGAATGCATAGAGATCATTTAGATATAGTTGATACTCAACACCGAAGAGATTAGAACGAATAGAGTTACTTACTAATCCAAAAACTTTACTAATACCAGTGACATGAGCTGGGATAGGAATGTAGTTTGTTGCTTCATTCCAATCAGAACTTCCATTGCTGGTCGTTACTGTTGCTTTAAATCTAGTGATGTCATCAGCAGTCAGTGAATGGGTAAGGTAGCACCTCTCCATGCCGTTATAGCAGTTCTCTTGAAAGAACTGATACGTATCATCAATAACGTTGTTTACCTGTTCGTCGTCGATATTGACTTGTAAGACAGGCTCACCAAGCTGCCTCTTACAATAAGTGATGAGTTCAGCTCTTGAATTTGGAGATGCCATTACACACAAAAATCCCTTCTTACCTATTTAGGAAGAAGGGATCTGGGACTATTCTGCTGGTGCTTCTGCTGCTTCTTCTGGTGGATTCAGTAGTGCTAGGGTCTCAATACCACCAATAAGTTTCAGTCTGTATTCTTCTGCTTTCGCTAGATTCTCTTTCAATTCAGCAATCTGTTTTTCTGCATTGCCGAGTTGTTCTTCAAAATTTGCTTTTAGTTGTTCAGGTGTTTGTGCCATTGTAATCACGTGAAATAGTGTGTGTATTATTTAGTAGTCCTACGGGGTTTCCATGTTCCCCACCGTCCGTCTGGACATTTTGCATCTTGGAATTGTACCTTCGCTTGCATAAAACAATTACAAATTTTGCATTGTTTTAATGATTGACGAAAGTGTTCACATTCAAGACAAGTATCAAACCTTTCCTTACTTACCCTTCTAGGGACCATAAGGAAAGGAACATGTTCATCAGATGTCATTCGCTCAACCAAGTCATAATAACATAACCAGCACCAGCATAACCACCAGTGCCACCAGTGTTTCCACCAGCACTGATTGAGTTGTTCGTGGTTGCTGCATTGTATGATCCACCGCCACCACCGTGGGTGCTGTAAGAGGACCACTGTCCTGCCGTACATCCTCCAGTGTATCCACCGCCAGCGCCAGGACCAGATAACTGACCACCGCCGCCTCCGCCAAATCCACCAGAGTTAGCAAAACCACCAGTAGTATAACATGTATTTCCTGTACCACCAACTAGTCCAGAACCATATCCGCCGCCACCTCTAGCGTTACCACAGTGGGTTCCACCATTAGCGCCATCGCCTTGGAAACCGCCACCAGCACCGCCGTGATAGTTACCGTTAGCATTTCCGCCTTGACCAGTAGATGGTGCAGAAACGTTGTAAGCGCAACTGAAACTTTGTACACCCTGAGAAGATTGTCCTCTACCTTTATTTGTATCTCTAGTACATGACGTGCCCCAAGTGTTACCAGCACTACCGCCAGCACCACCAGCTGCCATCAACAAATTATTGTTTGTGGAGTCAAAGACCCACGTTGCTCCCCCGCCACCAGCCTCATTTCCATGAGGCGAAGAATAGTCACCACCACCTACACCAACTGCCATGGTGATTCTCTGGTCTTTCGTTAGATAGAAGTCACCAGTTGCTGATGCACCATACATGATGGTAACACCTCTGTTAGAACATTTTCCTCCTCTTGCTCCACCAATTTCAAATCTGTATAAACCATCTTTAGGAATAGCAACAGTTTGGTATCCTTGGAATCCAGACTGATACAAGAAACGAGTATTTCCTGCCCATGCACCCGAGTCATTCGAGTATGAAGCAGCCATTTGGAATGCATCTGGACCCTCGTTATCACCACGAGCAACTAGACTCTTGAAGAGTTGTGAGTTAGTTCCGTTATTGGACTGGTTCTCCATGTCCCATAGGTCATTACCAGTACCAATATCAGTTAGTCCCCAGTTATCAAATGGACCATAGATCTGGATATAGTTGATATCAGAGTTGTACACAATCTGACCCTGTTCAGGAGACAGAGCATCGATTTGTGCTTGGGTCAGAACTGGAATTTGTAGTGCTCCAGTCAATCTGATTTTTTCTACTGTAATGGAAGACATACTATTCCTTGATTACTATTACGATGTTAATTTTATTTATCAACCAACAGGATTGTTAGGATCAACAACTCTGTCTGGTCTTGATAATGCGTCTCTTGGGTTTGGTTCATCAACATCCAATTTCCATTCTTTTGCAGTTTCATCCCAAGAGAACGTGTCCTTAGATGAACCAGAGACTTGATAATCGGATAGTTCCGAAGTGTGTGAATATGGTCCTACTGGTGCTTTCCACTCAGTACCATCCCATACCCATGAATTATAAGGTGAAGGTGGTCTAGGAACAGCAAACATACTTTCGTGAGATGATTGCTGCATTTCCTCACCACCAGTAATGACAATTTTATATGCCTCATCTACATCCCAAACAAAATCAAACTCTTCCAAGTATGGAGCTTTGTTTGACTTATGACGTAGTGCTTCTGAGAGAGGCCAGTTATAATTTAACAGGCATTCTTTTTCACCAGAAGCTCTATAAATTTTAATTCCGAAATTTAACTTCTCGAAATCAAATTCAGTCTCGCCTCCACGAACAAAAGCGAACGACACGTGAAGATCTCTTGAGGCAGAAACTTCTTTAGTTACTGTCCAAGTGTTAGTGCCAACATCTTTAGTTGCAATAATTTTGTTCATTGTCGTCCTTAAATATTAGAATTGTACCTGATAACCAGCTTTGGTTGGTGTCCATTCAACACCATCATAAAATTCCATATAACCAGTGGTTGTATTGTAAATCAATGCACCTTTACCAGTCGGGTCGGGTGAATTAAAATATGCATCTCTTTCACTGGTGGTCATCATCTTAATGACAAGACCACCAGTTAGATTGAGTTGATCAACAATAAGTTCTGAACCTGCTGACATCTTGATATATTATATCTTCAACGGTATTTATAAGATGGTCCACTTGGCATTATTGCCAAATACAATGTCAACACCAGAGGCAACAATAATTGGTCCGTTGGAGAAACTGTTGCTGTTAGCATCCAAGTCAACATCATACAGAATGGTGTCATTGTATGCTTTGATGATACCCTGTGAGTCTTGATACTGTTTGACTCCACCAATGTAAGTAGCGCCAACAACGTTGAAGTCTCCCTCAACATCTAGTGCATAGCCAGGATCTTTATCGGTAGTGAAACCAATACCAACTTTAGATGCTCTGTAGATATCATTGCCGTTAGGTGATTCTGTCCATCTGGAGGTAACGAATTCAGAGTTGTTCTGGAATAGTTGACCATTGATGTTCATGTCACCACCAACGTTCAGGATGTATTCCCTTAGTTGGTTATTTGCTTCTGGGTCATTACCTTGGAGGGTAGTAGTGTTAATACCAACTCTTGCGTTTGAACCATCAAACAGACCTGCGATAATAGTTCCACCAGAGAAGGAGTTACCACCAACTCCACTAGAGTATTCAACAGCGAACATGTTATTAGCAACAAAGTTGCTGCCGACTCTGTAGTTTCTGAATCCAGTCGCACCAAGTAGTGATAGACCAGCACCACCGTTATCACCAGCATTACCAGCAACGAAGTTTGAATTCGTTGCGATATCATTATCTGCTTGGATTGCTCTGTTAGTACCACTGTTTGTGATATTGAGACCACCGTCACCTTGAATGGTTAGTTTGTTATTAGAGTTGTTGCGGAAGATGAAATCTCTATCAGATGCTCTACCGTTGAAGATCCAGTGTGCGCCTTGACCAGGATGTGTACTTGATGGTGATCCAGAGGAGAGGAACATCATCGCATGATTTGCATCATCGAAGTATTCACTCTTACTGCCATCGAAGTACATGTGATGACTTGCTCCATCATGTCCTTGTAGGCGTAGAGCACCAACTGTTCCACCTTGGATGTCTACAGTTAGACCAGCAATCAGAGTAGTTCCTGTGTTAATACCAATGTTGTTCTGTGATACATCAACGAAGAGTGTGCCACTATCAACATTCAGATCTCCAGTAACATCTAAGGTAGCGAGGAAGTCAACATCACCCGAAACCGATAGACCCTGTGTAGCAGCAGAACCAGTACCGATGGTTAGACCACCAGTCATTGTGTCGCCTTCTTTCAGGACGTTGAGTGAAGCAGCACCAATCAGTTCAGCACCACCAGCAACATCTAGGGTGATAGTTCCAGCGGAGAATCCACCGTTGCCATCACGCTTGACTCCAGTGTCTGCAATGTTTGCTGACTGGAATTCAATGTTACCTGCGTTCCAGATAACGGATCCATTCTGAGTGAATGCATCTGCGTTTTCTACCTGAACGTTTAGTGAACCAGAACCATCGGTTGCAGTACCACCAGATGATACAATTGCAGCATTGTAGTTTGCAGTCAGTGCAGAAGAACTGAAGTAGATGCCTGGTGAGGAAGCAATACCATCCTTTCTACCAAGTCTGAGGTTTGCGGTAGATCCGTCACTCTCAAGAGTAGCAACAGGAATAGTGTTACCAATATCAATAGTAAAGTCTTGGAATTCTTTTCTATCTGATGCTGTACCAATCGTTTCAGCACCAACAAAGTTACCAGTTGTCAGTCTACCAATAATGATGGTATAATCATTTGCATTATCTTGCGTGTCATTGTTAATAATGATGTTGTCAATATCAATAACACCAGTACCCTGACCATTAGCATTGTACAGGTTGACTGTGTTGCCTGGCGTGAATGGGGTAGCATTTAGGATCTGACCAGAAATGTAGATCTTGTAACGAGTATCACCATTGTAAGATCTGATTTCGATCTTATCCTTAAATGCAGTTTCGTCGATCCAGTCAGGTAGTCTGTTATCAGATAGAGTTCCTAGGTTAATGTTCAGAGCATTCTGATACCAAGTGCCTTGCTTGTTATCAAGTTTGTCAGCGTCTAGACCTGATCCGATACCATCGTTCAGGGAGTTCCACATGAGTGCCCATGAACCGAAGCTGGTAACACCAGTTCCAGAACCACGGAGCCACATGTTATCGTTATCAGTAAATGCAAGTTGTCTTACACCACCGAAGGAAGCATCGAAACTAGAACCACCTGCTCTGATGGTCATTACTAGGTTCTTAGCACCACCGTCACTCAACTGGTTAGAACTGTTGTTAACCGTGTTAGCAACAATACCACCAACGAAGTTATCTGGAGTTGGGTTGGACGTTGGGTTGTTAGTACCAGTTTGTAGTCTCAGTGCGTTACCAGCAGAACCAGATACGCTGATGTTATACGTACCAGCGAGTCGGTCAGTTGGTAGAGTACCAGCATTCTGGTTTCCAGAGTTGAGGTAGAATGCACCCTGAGCACCGTCCAGAAGGTCAGCGTCAAGACCAGAGTCAGCACCAACGTTTAGGTCAACTGAACCATTACCTGATGCACCAATGGTGAACTGAGATTTCTTGAATCTTGCAACACCAATAGTACCGTAAAGGTCGGATGAAATGGTAAGATCAGAAACTCTCTGAACGTCCATTGCAACGTTTGCATACTGTCTGTTGACAGTGCTGACCTTAGCAAGTAGAACTAGACCAGAACCAGCGCCAATTTCAGTTGGTGCCTGAGTGATATTGAAGTCAGCATCGAATCCAGTACCACCGTCAGTTACGGTTAGTTCATTGATAGCACCACCAGCAATGGTTAGGTTACACTTGAGTCCAGTACCAGTACCACCAGTTAGATCAACATCGAAGAACTGACCGTTGGTGAATCCAGTACCACCGTTAGAAATAACAATCGTATCAACGAAGTTACCCTGAGTGTAAGTAGAATCAAAGATGAGAGGTGAAGCACCACGCTCAAATTCGATAACAGTACCAGCAGAGATTGATGCAGTTGCTGGGTTGTTTAGTGAGATTGTTGTTGATCCACCAGTTGTAAGAACACCAGTAATATTAGTGTTAGGTTGGATACCAACAACGTTGTTTAGAATCTCGTGACCGATTAGTGCTTCAGGTAGAGTGGCGAATACCATCTCACTAGAACCACTATTGAAGTTCTGAGTTAGTTTTGCAAAGTATCTCTTCTCAGCACCCTTGATAGACTGAACTGCTAGTGCGAAGTTCTGGTCACCACGTAGGAACGTGAAGGAGTTTGCAGCACCACCAGATGCCAATCTGTCAGATTCAATAACACCAGATACGATGTCAGTTGCAGAAATCTGGTTAGAGGATAGTGATACCCAGTTGTTAGCATCATTAGAGGATGTATTGACTGCTCTGTCAATATCAATAGTAACTGAAGGAACATCACTAGAATCGAATTGATCGGTATCTTCTAGTTTGATTCTGTTTACAATGTCACCATACAGTCTGGATTCAATTAGTGCATTTGCTTGTGCCTGTAAACCAGATCCTGCTGGAGCAGCAATGGTTACAGTAGGTGGAATGGTGTATCCTTTACCACCCTTGAATCCGTTGAATGCAATGATATCGATTGCAACAACTTCACCGTTTGCAATGACTGCTTCTGCCTTTGCCTCGACTGAACCAGACTGTGGGTTACCACCAGTAATGGTGATGTTAGGAGGAGATGAGTAACCAGAACCACCGTCACTAATATTGATTGAGAATACAACACCCTGTCTGTATTCGGTAGCCTGCATACGACCACCAGATACGCTACCAGTGAAGATATCACCGAGAGTAAACTGTAGTGAAGTATCAACACTGAAGGAGAGGAACTGACTATCAAGGTCATTGTTAAGAATGAATGACGTTGATGTATCCTGTTCAATCGCGATGTCACCAGCAAGTGCGCCTTCAATTGCAAGTCTTTCCTGTTGGTTAGCAACAGTGTAAACTTCAAATGGTCTGAGTGCTGGGATCTGGTCAACGGAAATCTTACCAGAGTCAGTAAGTTCAACCAGTGCTCTAGGAACAGCGTTCGTGGAGTATGGTTTGTTGATGTAAGGTCCAAGGTTGTTAGTGATATAATCTCTAACTGCCTTCTGAGTAGGTAGTTTGGAGTCACTGGAGTTAGCACCACCAAGAGTGTTGGATGCGTCGAAACCAGTAACAACCGTGTCACCACCTTTCAGTTTCAAGAATTCAACTTCAGAGATGGTAACAGTACCCGTGAAGGTAATAGCACCAGTTCTGTTCTCGATCTGTGCGAAAGTACCAACCTTGAAGTCACCAAGTTCGTCAGTACCTGAACAGTAGACTCTACCGTAGTCTTCAGATACCTGCTCGTTAGCAACAACCTTAGTACCACCGTTTTCAGGTAGTGCAAGATAGTTAGTACCAGAACCTGCGAATTCCCAAGTGTGGGAGGAGGAGTTAACAATAGATGGTCTGTGTAGTCTGATAGTCTCACCAACCAGTGAGCCAGGTGAGATCTGCTGACCACTAGTAACGTTGGTTACATCAACAGCATCGCCAGTACCATTGTCAATAGTAAGTTGTGCAGAGAAAGGAGGACCAACCGTAACAGCACCAACAGAATCGATGAAGAATTCGATGTCTGGGTTGGTGTTATAGTGGTTGTCGATCTTGACAACATAGTGCTCTAGTGGTTCTCTACCAAGTCCACCAACGGTGAAGATAGTTCTACCAGTAGGAGTAGAAGAAACATTGGTAATTGTACCAACGTCAAATGTGTATGCTTCTCTTCTGAATCCTCTACCACGTAGAGCGAAGATACCGAAGTTAGTAGCAGAGTTCGTGATGGAGCAATAACCACCAGACTCAGCAAGAACACCGTCAGCACAGAAGATAACGAAGACAGAAACCAACTGGGTATAACCATCTTCGATAACCTTATATCCTGTACCACCAAAGGAGACGATGGTGAATGCGGATGCAACCATCGACTTACCCTGATTAGGGAATGTCGCAGTACCGTCAAGTTCCAAGCCAGG